ATATATTATGGTATAGATTTGGCTAAGTCATTTGACTGGACAGTTATTATAGGACTAGATAGCAATGGTAAGGTTTGCCACTTTGATAGATTTCAAAAGGATTGGTTACAAACTAAAGAAACAATTAAACAGATACGAAAGCATAAACATATTTTTATTGATAGTACAGGAGTAGGCGATGCAATAGTTGAGGACTTACAAAAGTACTTTAATGATATGACAGGTTTTAAGTACACATCAACCAGTAAGCAGCAACTTATGGAAAGTCTTGCTTCATCAATTCATAAAAAAGAAATAGGATTCCCTGAAGGTGCAATCAAAGACGAATTAGAAATATTTGAATATTTGTTTACTTCAACAGGGGTAAGGTATTCAGCACCTGCAGGATTCCACGATGACTGTGTAAATGCTTTGGCTTTAGCTAATAAATGCCGGATTGAGAACAGAGGAAGCGGTCAATACCACTTCATTTAATTACATTTTACAAAAACTTATATAATAGATTATGACAATTAAGCAATTTCAAGAGTTGTACTATGTGGCTACTTCTGAGGATATGGACTTAGACAAGTCAATTAAAATGGTAGGAATTGTTACAGGCAAAACACCTGAACAAGTAGAAAAAATGTCAATGAGGAAATTTAATATTTTATGTGGTGCAGTACATAACCATTTTAAAATATTTGAAAAGGATTTACTAAAGGGTAAACCTAAAAAGATAGTAAGGGTAGGAAAGCGATTTTATAGAATTAACTATGATGTAACAAAATGTAAATCAAGCACTTATGTAGAGGTATCAACCTTTAGTACTGATATCATTCAGAACTTACATAAGATAATGGCTTCAATAGTTACACCAGTTAAATTCAAGTGGGGTAGATGGGTAGAACACGAAGAACTAGCAGCGGATTTAGAGCAAATGGATTTTGAGGTTGCATATCACGCAGCGGTTTTTTTTTACACTTTATTCAACGTATCAATGCAAGTTATCCAGCCTTATTTGATAAACGAGATGACAAAGAAGGGGATAGCGAAGGAACAAGCAACGGAGATGTTGACGAATTCGCAAAGCATTTTGGATGGCTTTATAATGCCAAGATGGTCGCAGACTTCGAAGGAATACCTGTTGAATCGGTTTGGAATTTAAAAGTAATACATTTTTTAAATGATTTGCTTTATTTAAAATTAAAATTAGAGAATGAGCATAACAAAAAGTCAAATTGATGCTATTGCTAAAGGTAAGTTAAGCGGAGATATAGAGTTTGGCGATAATAAGGTTATTGATTTAAATGATGTTACATTATCATTCTTTGAAAGATATTCAGCTATTTATGTAAAAGCAATCGCTGAAAGCATAAATAATAAAGGAGTAGTTGCAAGTGGTAAAATGCTTAAAGGTGTAGACCCTGAAGTTTCTAAAGATGGGAATACTTTGAGGATTTATATGGCTAACTATTATGACTTTGTAAATAAAGGTGTAAAGGGAGTTAAAAGTTCTAAGAATGCACCTAATAGTCCATATCAATATAAGACATATGGAATGAGTGATGCAGGTCGTAAAAGCATTAAACAATATATTCAAAGTGGTAAAGCAAAAATAAAAGTAGCTACTGAAAAAAGTACAGTTCACGCAGTAGGTAAAGAAAAAAAGAAAGTTAGTTTATTAGATTTAAAAACTGAGGCTTTAGTTTATTTAATTAAGAAATGGGGTATTAAAACAACTAACTTTTTTGATGAAGCTACAGATAAGGTACAAGAAGAAATGATTAAAGATTTAGGCGAAGTAATGGCACAAACAATAGTAATTCAAATAGGAAATCCTAAAAAGAAATGAGCATAACAATTAATTCAAATCCTCCAAGTGGTTCAACTGCACAGGATGATTTATGGCACGTGGCAACAAGTACGGCATCGGCTTCAACAGATATGAAATATATATTTGAGGTTTATGTAGGTGGAAGCAAGAAATTATCAGTAAGACAATTTCCTGAGCCATCTAATGGAAAGGGATATTTTAATGCCGGTGCAACTGTACGTAATTCAATAACGTTTAACTGGTTTGAACCATTGGGAACTGCTTATGTTTACCAACCTAATGTAAGCGGAGAAATGGGTGTACAATATGAAATAAGAGTAGGAGATGAAGTAAACGGAATAGCAGCATTAAATCAAGCATCTGCAACTACACAGGTATTTAATTATATTGCTCCTTTATTTAAACGTAGAACAATAGGCATATCAGCTAAATTAAATAAATGGTTAACCAATAGACCAAACTATGCTAATACCAAACTAGGAGAGAATCTTTATATACCATTTTACACGAATACAAGTTTAAATTTAAAATGCTCTACTTATAACGAATCAAACAACCTTATAGCTACTGCATCAGGAAGCACTACTGCAGTTACTAATGGTTTTGTACAAATGAATATAGGCAGCAGCGCAATATCAACTAACTTAGGAATAACAATTAATGATAGTGTTAAATACTATGAAGTTTGGTTTAATAGCTTTGATAAAATAAGGGTTAACATAGTTTGCAATCCTAAATACGAACCTATTAATATTCACTTTATGAATAGTTGGGGAATGTGGGATAGTTTGAGGTTTGATTTAGTAAGCAAGTTGAATTTAAATGTAGAACGTAAATCATACGAGCAAAGAGATTATAGGTTTAACGGTAATTCAGTTGACTACAAAAGCGCATCTAATAGATATTATGAAGGTGCTACTAATTATAGCAATAAGGCAACCTATACCTATAAACTAACTGCAGATGCCTTAACGGATGACGAATATACTTGGATGGCAGATATTATAACAAGTCCACAAATATTGATGGAGATAGATGGTTATTTTTATCCAGTTACATTAACAGATAATAACTATGAATTCAGTAAGAATGTATTTAATAAATTAAAGCCATTGGAACTAACATTTAATATGAATCAAACTAGATACTCACAACTAAGATAATGACAAGAATATTCATAGAAAACTTTGAGTTAGATATTGATAAGGGATTGAGTAATCAAATAACCTATTCGGTAAGTGATTTAAAAAACATTGATAGTAAGACTACGGCATTTAGTAAGACTATTATATTGCCAGGGACTGCTAACAATAACAATTTACTAGGTAATATCTTTGAGTTTAATAATGCAAACTTTACCAATAGTTCATCTCCAAACGTAGGATATAACTTTAACGCTAGTAAAACTGCTAAATGTTCTATTGAGGTAGACAGGATGACTGTTATTAAAGGAGTATTTAAATTGCTTGAAATAATTATTGATGGGAAAAATGTAGAATATGAGTGTAGTGTTATTGGAGAGTTGGGTGGATTCTCAATGAAGCTAGGAGCAAAGAAACTTGAGGAATTAGATTTTAGTGCTTACAATCATACGTATAGCTACCAAAATATTGTAGCAAGTTGGGATAACTATCAAGGCGGAGCAGGTTATTATTACCCACATATTGATTATGGTTTATATTCAACTAATAAGCACGATTGGGATTATGGAACATTTAGACCGGCATTATTTGTAAAGCAATACCTAGAGAAAATATTTGCAGCAGCAGGTTACACATATGACATTACTTGGAGCAATGGTTTTGAGGTTGATAGATTTAAAACATTAATTATTCCTTTTAACAAAAAGAAATTAACTAAATCGGGAACGCAACAAGTAGGATGTACACCTCAAGCAACTACTGGTTGTATTGACCAAGCTACACCAATGCCTATTCAATGGCAAAACTTTAGCGGAACAAACTGGACTATCAATGGTGGAACTACAGGTAGTGTTTTTACTTATACAGGACTTGACCCAACAAATGCAACCTTTAAAGTTGACATAACATTTACTGCATCTACAACTAACACACCAGTAAATAATGGCATTTATATTGATACATATAAAAATGGAGTTTTAATACCATCATCGACAAAATTTATTCCTCCATTTTCAGGAACAGTTAATGACTTTTATATTGTGAATTTAGTTGATGAGCCAGTTGTTACAGGAGATTATTTTGAGGTACAAGCAAGTGCAGCTGATACAGGGATGTGCTATGATAGTTTAATTAATCAAGCAGGTACGGTAAGCATTAGTTCAGATATTCCAATTACATTAAATGTAAACTTAGGAGATACCGTTTCTTTAAACGATTGTATTCCACCAAACATTTTACAAAAGGATTTCTTTGCTTCTATATTAAAGTTATTTAATCTTTATGTAGATGAAAATAGGTTTGAAGAAAAGCATTTAATTATTAAGCCATATACAAGTTATTATGATGGTACGGTAGAAGACTGGAGTCAAAAGATAGATAGGGCTAAGCCTATAAAAATAAAGCCGATGTCTGAATTAAATAGTCGTTACTATTCTTTTAAATATAAAGACGATAGTGATTATTGGAATGAGTTATATAGAAAGAGATACAACGAAGGATATGGAAGCAGAATATTTGATAGTGAATATGAATTCTCAAAAGAAACGGAAAGCGTAGAGATTATATTTTCTCCAACTGTATTAGTAAGTATAACGGATGAGGATAAAGTTTATAGTACTATTTATAAGTTCACAAACAACTTAGAGGAAAGAATTGATAGTAATATCAGAATATTACAAGCAAGAAAAATAACAGGTGTTTCAAGTTGGGATTTAAAAGAGGGTGCAACTACTTTAACTACATTAACCGTTTATGGTTATGCAGGGCATTTTAACAGTCCTGTTACAGTTGGTAATGATTTAAATTTTGGAGCAACTAGAGAATTATTTTATTCATTAGCAGGTGGATTATTAAATCAAAATCAATTTAACATTTATTACAGTCCTTATATGGCTGAAATAACAGATAAGAATAGCAGGTTATTAGAATGCTTTGTTAAGCTAACCGATACGGATATATTTAATTTAAGTTTTGCATCCTTTAAGTATATAGATGGTGGATTATATAGATTAATTAAATTAACAGACTACACACCAGAAGCGAATGAAACAACAAAAGCGGAATTTTTAAGAGTAATAAACAAAGAATATTAAGATGGCAGATAAAACAGTTGCGTTAACCATAACTACCGATTCTAAACAAGCAGAGGCATCGGTAGGCAGTTTTAAAAAACAATTAAGAGAAGCGAATAATGAGTTGTTCAGTATGACTGCACAATTCGGAGAAGCATCTGTTGAGGCAGTTAATGCAGCAAAGAAAGTAGCCGGTCTTAAAGATGCTATTGGAGATGCAAAAGCATTAGCAGATACATTCAACCCTGATAAAAAGTTTGTTGCTTTAGGCGGTGCATTACAAGGTGCTACTGCAGGATTTAGTGCTTTGCAAGGAGCAATGGGTTTATTCGGCGATGAGAATAAAGATTTAGAAAAGACTTTGTTAAAAGTTCAAAGTGCAATGGCTTTGCAACAAGGTATATCCGGATTGTATGAAGCAAGAGATGCCTTTGGTTTATTAAAGGATGGAGCAGTAAGGGCATTCCAAGCGATTAAAGGGGCAATCGGTGCAACTGGTATAGGTTTGTTAGTTATTGCATTAGGAACGGTTGTTGCCTATTGGGATGACATTAAAGGAGCAGTTAGCGGAGTAACAGAAGAACAAAAGAAACTTACAAAAGCATCACAAGACAATTTAGCAGCAGAGAAAGAAAAGCTAAATGAAATAGGTAGCCAAGATAACGTATTAAAGCTACAGGGAAAGAGTGAAAGGGAAATCTTGATGATGAAGAAGAATCAAGTAACTGCAGTTATTAAAGCAACTGAAGCTACTATTTTACAAGATAAAATTACTACAAAAGCGCAAGTTGATGCAGCTACAAGAAACCAACAATTACTTAAAGGTTTATTAGATTTAGTATTTCTCCCACAAAAGTTATTATTTGAATATTCTTCAAAGGCTATTAATAAACTTATTGAGTTATTAAATAAAATACCAGGAGTTAAAATTGACTTTAAGATTAATGACCAGTTAGCAGATAATGCAACTGACTATATTTCTAAATTAGTATTTAACCCTGAAGAAATACAAAAGAAAGCAGATGATGCAGCAGAGGCAAATCAAAAAGCAATTAAAAAACTACAAAATGATGCAGCAGGTTATCAGTTGTCAGTTAATGCAATAGATAAACAAGCAAAAGATAATGCCTATGTAGATAGGTTAAAAGGATTAGAAAAAACAAAGATTGAAACAGATACTTTTGAAGCAGCAGCCGCTCAATCAAGGGTACAAATAAGTGCAAACGCAGCGAATGCCATTTTAGAAAAAACTAGAATGACAGAAGAACAAACTGCAGCACTAAAAAAGAAATATGCAGATGAAGATGCAAGGGATACTCAAATAGCACAAGATGCAAAAATTAAAGCTACAGTTGACACTTTAAATATTGTTAGTGATGTATTGGGTAAAGAAAGTGCAGCAGGTAAAGCGGTTGCAGTAGCAGGGGCATTAATTAATACTTACTTAGGTATTTCCGCAGGTGTTAAGTTAGGATTTCCTGCAGCTATTCCGGCAGTATTGGCTGCTTCTGTTACAGGTTTTAAAGCAGTCAAGAATATTATGGCTACTAAAATACCAGGAGCAGCAAGTTCAAGTGGTGGAGGTGGTTCAATGTCAGCCCCATCTTTATCAAGTTCAACTGCACCAATAACACCACAAGCGCAAACAACTACTTTATCTACTCAATCTATTAATCAAATAGGAGTAGCAAGTTCAAGAGCATACGTATTAGAGACTGATGTAAGCAGTAACCAAGAAAGGTCACAAAGATTGAATAGGGCTGCTAGGATAAACTAAACAACTATTTTTAAATTATATATTATAAATATGAAATTGCCTATTTACGATTTAATTATAAATCAAGATGAGAATAATGATGCTGAGGTTTCTTTTGTGGCACTTGTTGACAGTCCTGCAATTAAAAAGGACTTTCTTGCGTTTAAAGAAGAAGAATTTATAGACCCAAACAAAGGGGAACAAAAAGACGAGTTTTTAAGTCGTTGCATTAGTTATGTAATTAACGAGGGCAAAGAAACAGAACAAGCAGTAGCGATATGCAATAGTTTATGGGAGCAGCACTTTGCAGCTTGTCCAGTAGCTACACAAGATATAAAAATCAACTTAAAAAATAGAGGTACTGCAATTTCAGTTGCTAATTATGGTCCTGCAAACCCATCATTACCTAATGAGCAATATTGGATAGATAAGGGCAATATATTTGGTGGTAGTCCTGAAGATGCTAAGACAATGACTTGTAATAATTGTGCTGCATTTAATAGGTCAAAAGAAATATTAGATTGCATTGCACAAGGATTAGGAAACAATACTGCAGCAGACCCTTGGGCTACTATTGATGCAGGGGATTTAGGATATTGTGAAATATTCGATTTTAAATGTGCTTCAAGTAGAACCTGTGATGCTTGGGTAGCAAAACAACAAATGGCAGCTAAGAAAGTTTCATTTGATTATGATGATACATTAAGCACAAGTAAGGGCAAAGATTTAGCTAAAAAAGAATTAGCAGCAGGAAATATAGTTTTTATTATTTCAGCAAGAAGCGATAAAAGTCCAATGTTAGCAGTAGCAAAAGATTTAGGTATTCCTGAAAGCAGAGTATTTGCAACAGGTAGCAATAAAGCTAAAGTTGAAAAGGTTAAAGCATTAGGCATAGCAAAGCACTATGATAACAATGCTGATGTAATTAAAGAACTTGGCGGTATAGGAGAGAAATTTATGTTAATGGCATTTGCTATACAGTCAGAAAGTGAGCATATTATTACTGGTCCTTTAATGATTCCTCAACAATTAATCTACCGTAATTCAGAACAGTTCGGAGAACATTATGTAAAGTTCTCAGTTGATACCATTAAGCAGATAGCTATTAAGTTTAGCAAGAAGGGATATCAAAAGAACGTTAACCTAATGCACGAAGCAGATTTGCAGGTTGAAGGACTTACAATGTTTGAAAGTTTTATTAGTGATTCTAAAAGAGGGATTAAACCAATGGAAGCATTTAAAGACTTGCCGGATGGAACTTGGTTTGGTAGTTTTTATGTAGAGAATCCTAAAGTATGGGAGTTAATAAAGAAAGGAGAAGTTAAAGGATTTAGTGTTGAAGGTATGTTTGATTATGAAACACCAATGAGTGAAGACCAAAAACAATTAGCAGAATTAAGAGAAATTTTAAACAGTTTTTAAAAATCAATATAATAGTAATATGGAAGCAAAAGAAATTTTACAAAAAGTAAAGCAATATTTTAACGAATTAGCTGCTGCACCTGAAGTTTTACCAATGGCTGAAGCCACCGAATATGAATTAAAAGACGGTGGTAAAGTTATGATTGATAAACTAGAGGTTGGCGGTATTGTTATGATTGACGGAAATGCTGCATTGCCAGGAGAAGCTGAATTGGTAGATGGTACTAAAATGACAATAGGAGATAACGGTGTTATTACTGCTATTGAAGTTGTTAGCCCTGAAGCTACTCCAGTTGAAGAACCTATCGTTGAAGATATGGGAACTAAATTTGCAGCTTTTGAATCATTAACAAATGAGAAATTTGCTAGTTACGAAACTAAATTTGCAGCTTACGAAGAAAGATTTTCAGAGTATGAAGCAAAAATGAAAAAAGCAAACAAAGTAATTGATGAACTTTTAAAATTATCAACTTTATTGGTAGAAGCACCAGTACAAGCACCTGATAATTCAGTAAGAACTTCAAATGCTTTTAAAGAAGTAGAAGAAAAGAAAACACTAAATATTTTATTTAACTAAACAATTATAAAAAAATGGCATTAGCTTTTAGCGGATTATCCGCATACACTAAACAACTTGTTAAACCACTTTTGACAAGTGCAGTATTTGACGCAAAGACACAACAATTAATCTTATCAAGCGGTATCGTTATTCCGAACGTTAAAAGTTCAGTAGCTATTCCTTTGATGGAAACAGATGCAGTATTTGCTGCTCAATCTTGTTCTTTCGATGCTTCAGGTACAACTACTTTCTCTCAACGTACTATCACAGTAGGTAAGATTAAAGTAGAAGAAAAAATTTGTCCGAAGGATTTAGAGGCGTACTATACCCAAGAACTTTTAAAATCAGGGTCGACATATGAGGACTTTGGTAATGCTGATTTCCAAAAAGCATTCTTAGATAAAAAGAACGCAAGAATTGCTGCTCAATTAGAGACTGCAATTTGGCAAGGAGATGCAACAGGTGCAACTGCAAACACAAACAAATTTGACGGTTTACAGAAATTAATTGCTGCAGGTTCTCCAGTTGATGCAAACGTTTCAGGTTACACAGGAATTAGTGGTTCAGCTATTGCAACTGTTAACGCTTCAAACGTTATCGCTTGTACTGAAGGTATCTACAAAGCTATCCCTGTTTCTGTATTGAGCAAAGGAGATGTTAAAATCTTCGTTGGTAATGACTGGTATCGTTTATTAATCCTTGCTTACAGAGAGAAAAATATGTTCTCTTACAATCCACAAGATTCTCAAGCTGCTTCATTTATCCTACCTGCAACTAACGTTGAAGTAGTAAGTGTAAATGGTTTGAACGGAACTGGTGATGCTTATGCAATCAGTCTTTCAAATATGGCTTTAGCAGTTGATTTGGTTGACGAAGAAGGTTCATACAAAATGTGGTATTCAGAAGATAACAATGATGTAAGATATCGCGTAGAATTTAAAATCGGTGTGAACGTTGCGTTTACAAACGAGTGTGTTAAATTCGTAGCAGGAATCTAATTTTCTAACATAGAGAGGTGGTAACCCCATCTCTCTATTTAATACTTATAAATATGCCTTGTGCAATAGTTAGCGGATATACAATAGACTGTAGAGAGACCATTGGTGGTATAGATGCAGTTTTTTTCGCAGAATATGGAAACGTAACAATAAACGATGCTAGTGGTATCGTTACAGGAATTACAAAATTGACTGGAAAGAAATTTTACAAATTTGAAATACCTACTAAATCTAGTGCGGTTGCTTCAAGCAATCCAACAGGTTCTATCGAAAACGGTACTTTGTTTTTTGAGCAAACTTTAGATTTCCCTATCAATAAAAGAGATGCTACCACAAGAAACATTATCACTACCTTAGCTAAAAATAAAGTTGTAGCAGTTACCCTTGATAAAGATGGTACTTACAGAATGTACGGTAAAGGCGCAGGTCTATACTTAGCAGCAAGTACAGGAACAAGTGGTGCAGCAGCAGCAGATGCAAATGGTTATGTATTGAAATTTGAAGGTTCAGAAAGAGAAGATTTCTTTGAAGTAACCAACGCAGTTGGAATAGCTTTGACTACTGCAGGATAGAGTTTTTTAATTTTTAATTTATGCCCCGACCGATGAAAGTCGGGGTTTTTTTCTATGATTAATTTAACAAAAGGACTTACACAGACTATTTATTTCACGGCTACTGAGAAGGCTACCATTAGCAACCCTTACTTTTTATTTGTGTTTATCCACAGAGTAACTGGCGATGTTGTTAAGTTAATGGCTACTAATCAGAGTATTACTGGTAGATACGATAGTTTTGCATTTACAGTTAATAACTATTTCAATTTAAAAGAAGAAGGATTTTGGGGTTATACAATACATCAAAAAGTAAGTTCAAGTGATTTAACAGTTAGTGGATTAGTGTTAGAAGAAGGGTATATGTTTTTAAATCCTGCTACACCTTTTGAACCTACTAAATACGAAGAACAAAATAATAATTTCGTTACTTATGGATTATAAAAATATTATTACAATAAAATTCGCACAAGCGGAGCAACCACGATTTGAAGAAAAGAGGGCAAAGGGGTATGTTGAATTTGGTGGCAATAATAACTATCCTGAATATTTAATCGGTTTATTTAATGAAAGTCCAAAACACGGTGCTATCATTAAGAGCAAGACTAATTATATTTTTGGTCAAGGATGGGATGGTATTGAACAGAAGGCAAACACTAAGGGAGAAACGTGGAATCAAATTACTAAAAAATGTATTTTAGATGATGAACTTTTTGGAGGTTATTATCTACAAGTTATATATAATTTATTAGGTCAGATTAAGGATGTGTATCATCTTGAGTATCATAAAGTTAGGACTAATAAAGAGCAAAACGAATTTCAAGTTAAAAACGATTGGGCAGATAATAAAGAGAAAGCAAGATTATATCCTGCTTTTAATATTCAAGACCCAGTAGCAAGTCAGGTTTTATTTGTTAAACAATACAATCCTAAGTCTGATATCTATCCTTTACCTAATTACTTTCAGGGTTTAAATTACATTGAGAGTGATGTACAGGTAAGCAGACATATTTTAGGTAATGCTAAAGATGGTTTTGTTGCAACTACTTTAATCAATTTAAATGGTGGCGAACCGGCAGAGGAGGCGAAGGAAGCAGTTGAAAGAGGAATTAAAAAGAAATTTACAGGTAGTGAGGGAGATAGGGTTGTTATTATGTTTAACAAGTCAAAAGATAATAGTGCTGAAATATTGCCTTTATCTTCTACAATGTTAACTAAGGAAGATTTTACAAACGTAAATAATTTAATTCAGCAAGAAATATTCGCTTGTCATCAAGTTACTTCTCCAAGTTTATTTGGTATTAAAACTGAGGGACAACTTGGTGGTTCAACAGAGATTAGAGATGCTTATAAGATATTTGCTAACACTTATGTAAACGAAAGACAACAAGCGATTGAAGAAGTATTTAATCAATTATTTAGTTATGTAGGTATTAAGGGAGATTATGAATTAATACCAGTAGAGCCATTAAGTTTTGAATTTAGCGAAAGTGTAATGGCTGCTAATATGACAAGAGAAGAAATTAGAGAGAAATTAGGTTTAGCTTCTGAGGTTACTGCAGTTAATCCTGCAGTTAATCCAACAGTTAATCCAACTGACCAACCTATTGCTGCTTCAAATGATTCTATAAAGAATCTTACCGGCAGACAATACCAAAATGTAATGAGGATTGTTAGGCAGTTTACTAATGGTAAACTTTCTAAAGAACAAGCTGCATTAATGTTAAAGAATGGTTTTGCTTTTACGGATAGTGATGTAAATACTTTCTTAGGTTTAGATACTGAGACATTTTCTAGCGATGATAAAGAAATGGAGTTGGTAGAAATGTTTGAAAAGTTTAGTGATAATTTAGATGATTATGAGGTGTTAAGTGAAAAATCAGCAAGAGAATTCAATCACTTTGCAGAGATTAAGCAGCTAAGCCAATTAGAAGCCGATATTTTGGGTTATATTAAGAAGGATAAGAGAATCAATAGCGAAGGACTTGCACAGGTTTTAAAGCAAGATGTGAAGGTTGTAGAGGCATCTTTACAAAATCTAGTTGATAATAAGATATTAGATGTTAAAGAGGTTAAGGTTGGTAAAGATGTAGTTATTGAAAGAGTTAGAACAAACGTAGAAGCGGATGCTCCTAAGCCTAAAAACTTATTATCTATTGCTTATACTTATGCCTGGAGAAGCATCGTACCAAGTTCAGAAAGAAATACACCTGCTCATCCATCTCGTTTATTTTGCGTTAAAATGATGGAACTTGCAAAGACTAAATTATGGTCAAGAGCAAGAATAGAACAAATGAGTGCTGCATTAGGTTATTCGGTATTTGATAGAGTAGGTGGATTTTGGAATAACGATGGAATAATAGAAACGCAATGCAGACACGAATGGAAGGCATTAATAATTCAAAAGAAAAAATAAATGAGCGCAAATATACTTTTCATATCTGAGAATCTAATTAAAAGCAGAACAGGAATAAGTGATGCTATCGATGGCAAACAATTAAAGCCACATATTAAAGTAGCGCAAGACCTTTATTTGCAACCTGCTTTGGGAAGTACTTTATACCTACGTTTACAGTCAGGAATTGAAGCGAACAACTTATCTAATTTAGAAAAATCTTTATTAGATAATTTTATTACCGATTGCTTAGTATGGTACACGATGAGTTTATTACCCTTTGGTTTGGGTTATCAATTTTTTAGTAAAGGTATACTACAGAAGACAAGTGAAGAAAGCAATGCTCCAAGTAGAGCAGATTTAGAGTTGATAGGTAATGAATATAAAAAGACTGCTGAATTTTACAAGCAAAGGTTAATTAATTATTTAAGAGAAAATTATTTATTGTTTTCTGAATACTTTAATCCAGGCAGCGGATTAGATGTTATATTCCCTGAATTAAAAGCATATACAAGTCCTATTTATTTAGGTAATGTAAATGATGGAGTAAGGGTATTTTCTAACAATGCAACAAGCGGTGGAGCAACAACTATTTATCATACACCGGCTGCCGGAGATAGTAGTTTCTCAGTTGGTGGATTGGTTAATAAAGTAGTATTAATTGCAATGAGGTCAGGACTTGTTAAAGGTATAACAAACTTACCTACTGCAAATCCTATGTACTTACAAATTAACGGTAATGTAATTACTTTACCTACTGGGGATGTAACACAAGCAGGAGAATTATTTTCATTCACAATAAGATAAATTTATGGCTTATAAAAAAGCATTAATTCAAAGAGTTTTATTTTATGACCTACAACCAGTTAATAACAACAATAACAAGCCTGCTGCAAAATCACGAAATGATAAAAACGGCAAAGTACGCAACACCGAAAGAGTGGCTACTAAGAGATGAACAACCAGTTTATCCGATTGCTTGTTTTTCAATTAATTCAGGTAGTTTAAATTTAGGTAGAGAACAGATATACAATGTTCAATTTTTCTTTTTAGATAAAAGTGGTAAGGAAGCTGAATACGAGAATGATGTAATCAGCGACCAAGTACAGATAGCTTCTGATATTTTAAGTTTAATGCGTACAGGAAGGAATAGTTATTCAATAGATGAAAATATTACTTTCAATGCGATATCGGATAAGTACGAAGATTATTTGGCAGGGGTGGAGTTAACAATTAATATTTCAACACAAAATCAATTTACTGGATGCGACGTGCCATTATAACATTATTAGTTTTATTATCTTTTGGATTAAAAGCGCAGGTTTACCAAGCTATGCCACAAGCAGGATATGGTCCTGTTAAACGTATGTTATTTGATAGTGTATTAACTATTCCGTTGAATATCAATCAATTAAGAAATATAACAGGTGGTAGGGATGCCGGTCAAATAAGATATAATGTTAGTGATAGTGGTTTATATGTATTTACAGGATATACTTGGATTAAAGCTAACTTAGATAGTGTTAATTTATCGAATAGAATAAATGGTAAATTAAACGTTACAGATACTGCTTATATGCTTAGTTGGTATATGAGAAAGACCGATACTTTAAGTTTATCAAATAGGATTAATTTAAGGGTAAAATATACAGATACTGCAGCGATGTTAGACCCATATTTGAGAAAGCTAGATACTGCTAGTTTATCAGATAGAATTAATAAAAAACAAAACGCAATAACATTAACTACTAATTTTAAAAGTGGTGCTTCAACTTTAGTAGGTGCAACATTAAATATTCCTAAGTATAGCGATACATTACAAGATAATTATGTGCCATATGTAGGTGCGATTAAGGATGTAGATTTAGGAGCATATAAATTAAATGCCAATACTTTACAATCTGATTATTTATTACAAGTTAAAAATAGTCCAACTTCGATTGCTCCAACAAAAGGCTATACTGCAATTACAGGTATGGAAAGTGGGTTAGTATTATATTCAAGTTGGATGACAGGAAATACAACTTATACTCAACAGAACTTTATAAATTATGCTAATACTAATTTACAAAACAATACAAGGCAATATAATTTACCAGTAAGAAATGGAACTTTAGCATTAGTAGAGGACACGGTTAATCTATCCAATAGAATTAATTTAAAGGCAGATAAAGCAACTACATTAACGATTAATGGAGTAGGATATGATTTAAGTACTAATCGTACTTGGACTATACCTACTGTTGATACAACATCTTTATCTAATAGATTAAATTTAAAACTAAATATCAGCGATACGGCAGCAATGCTTAGTCCTTATCTTAGGAAAGCAGATACAAGTTCATTATCTAATAGGATTAATTTAAAATTAAATAGTGCAGATACATTAAGTTTATCAAATAGGATTAATCTAAAGGCTGATAAATCAACTACACTATCTATTAATGGAACAAGCTATGATTTAAGTGCAAATAGAAGTTGGACTATACCTACTATCGATACTACATCATTATCCAATAGGATTAATTTAAAAGTTAACATAAGTGATACTGCAGCAATGCTTAGTCCTTATTTGAGAAAAGTAGACACAACTAATGCTTTTTTAACTGCAGTATCTCAACCTAATGACTCAACATTATCTTTTGTAAAGGGAAGTACATTAACAAGCTATACAATAAGAGCAAGTACACAAGGTAGTGCGGTTAAGTTAATTACAAACGTATATAATAATAGTGGTGCAACCATATTAAAGGGTAGTGTAGTTTATATTAATGGCGCACATTCAAGTAACTTACCTACTATTGCTCTAGCTATTGCAAATAATGAATCAACATCTGCATTTACTTATGGATTAGTAGAAAGCAACATACCTAATAATTCTGCAGGAACAGTAGTACAAAATGGTGTTTTAACTGGATTAAATTTACCTACTTCAAGTTATACCGATGGGCAAACTTTATATTTAAGTCCTACAGTTGCAGGTGGATATACTACTACAAAAGTTATTGCACCAAATCATTATGTAGCTATTGGAACGGTTATAAGAGCGCATCCAAATTTTGGAACTATCCAGGTGGCAATTAGAAATGGATTTCAGCTAGATGAATTGAGTGATGTATTAATTGCTGCAGTCCCTTTAGATAGTACAGTTTTACAATTTAGTAGAGTAGATAGTTTATGGCACGATGTAAGTATTACAAATGCTATTGGTTCAAAATATATAAAGCCAACTGATACTACTTCGCTTTCTAATAGAATTAATGCAAAAGCGGATGCACTAAGCGGAACTACAAACACAGTACCTAAATTTACTTCATCAACTACAATAGGTAACAGTAATATTAAAGATAACGGAAATGCGGTTACAATAAATGCAACTGCAGGAAGTTTTGGTGCTTTGCAAGTAGGTAGCTACAATGGTAATATTTTAATGAATACTACCAATGCAAATGGAGGTTTAATATTTCAAAATACATCATCATCTAATAAGTTATGGGATTTTTCTTCTGATAACAATGATTTAGTTTTTAATGAATCAAACGTTGCTCCAGTAATGAAATTAAAAGCAGGTGGTAATGTAGTAATATCAAATCTTTCAGGTACAGGTACTCGTATGGTCGTGGCAGATGCAAATGGTGTATTATCTACACAAGCAATAAGTAGTGATACAACTTCATTAAGTAACCGAATTAATTTAAAATTAAATATTAGTGATACTGCTTCTATGCTTTCTCCTTATTTACGTAAAGTTGATACGGCTAGTTTAAGCAATAGAATTAATACTAAGCAAGGAACAATAACATTAACAACTACAGGCACAAGTGGAGCAGCAACCTTTAGTTCTAACACATTAAACATTCCTCAGTATCAAGCTGCAGGAACTTATGTTACAAGTGTTACAGGAACTTCTCCAATAGTATCAAGCGGTGGTACTACACCTGCTATTTCTATACCTGCTGCAACAAGTTCAGTAAATGGATATTTAAGTTCTACTGATTGGAGTACTTTTAATGGTAAACAAAATGCTATTAATGGAACAGGCTTTGTAAAGGCTAGTGGCACTACAATTAGTTATGATAATAGTACTTATTATCTAGCATCTAATCCAAATGGATATACAAGTAATACAGGAACGGTTACAAGTGTAGCAACTGGCTTAGGATTAAGTGGTGGTACAATTACAACATCAGGAACATTATTAGTTGATACTTCAAGTGCTTCTATTCTTAGCAGACAAAGGGCAGCTAATACTTATGCTACTACTTCATCATTAAGTGGATATCTACCATTAACAGGTGGTGCACTTACAGGTGCTTTGGGTGGGACAAGTGCTACGTTTACAAGTTCAAGTTTTCCATTAGATGTTTATGGAACTACAAATAACTATGGTTTAAGAATTAATAATGTACAAGCTGCTACATTATTTTTATATTCAAGTAATGCAAATGCAGCTAGTCGAAATTGGGGATTATTTACAAATTATAATGCTTTTGGTGATTTTGCTATTGCTCAATCAAATGCAATTAATGGAGATTTAACTAATGGTGCAAATGGTACTTCAAGGTTTTATATATCTAATGGAGGAAATATAGGAATAGGAACTACAACAGATGCAGGCTACAAGTTAGATGTTAATGGTACAGGAAGGTTTAGTGGGAATTTAACTGCTTTATCAATAACTACAAGTGCTTATTCTTATTTATATGGGTTGAGAATTAGTGGCAATGATGTAGGCAATACAATTTATCAAGCAACAGGTTCTTTAGGTATATCAACAGGTGGTAGTTCTATAACTTTTAATCCATCACTTACTACAGCTTTAACATTAGCCTCTACAGGAGCAGCTACATTCTCTAGTTCATTACAAACAAATTCATATCAAATAATTAATGGAGTTGCAGGAGGTACAAGTACATATTTACAATTTAATAATAATGGAAGTACAATAGGATATATTGGAAGTGCTGCTGCTATTAATGGTGGGGCAAGTACATCTATAGCTTTAGGTAATTCAAGTGGATATGGATTAACAATTAATTCTTCAAGTGGAGCAGCTACATTCTATAGTAGTGTAACGGCAAATACTGGGTTTTATTTACCATCGGGTGGTAGTGGTACATCACCAACTATTTCATATCTTAATTCATTAACTTATGGATTAAGTGCATCGGGTGGTAATGCGGGTATTTATTTTGGTAATACATACAATAGCGATTACTCTACAGGAATGCAATTTAGAGTGGTTAATAGCGGTGGCTCTAATGTTACTGCAATGACTATATCTCCAATAGGCAATGTAGGAATAGGAACTACAAGTCCTGCAAATAAGTTAACAATTAATGGTAGTGCTTCTGCTGCACAATTTAATATAACAAGGTCTGAAGAACCTAGTCAAGGATTCTCAATACAAGCAGGAGGTGGCATAACTACATTTAATAGTTATGAAGGAACTAATGTTGTTTATGGAGATTACGCTTTTAATAGTACAAAGGGTTCTGCTACTGTTACAAGAATGAGTATAAATGGTAGTGGAGCAGTTACAATTAATAATTTAGGCACAGGAACAGTTTATTCAAATAGCGGAACACTTACTAATACTAACCCTTCAGATAGTAGTTTAAAAAATTCTATTGAACCGCTTTCGTATGGTTTAACTGAAATATTACAATTACAACCTAAGACATTTTATTACAATTCAGATACTGCAAAGTCTAGTTTAAAATACGGTTTTGTTGCTCAAGATGTTCAACCTATTATGCCCGATATAGTTAGACCAATAGGTAACGGAAGCGATAAATTAGGACTTGAAAGTGATGGAATATATGTTACAATGGTAAACGCAATCAAAGAACTTTCAGCACAAATAAAAGAACTATCAGCTAAAAATGAAGCATTAATTAAAAGAATAGAAACATTAGAAAACAAATAATATGAAAAAAACAATCACAACCCTAGTAATGGCATTAGGTATGTCAGCAGCATTTAGTCAAAACGCAGGAGATAGCTTAATAGTTAAATTTGACACAACCGTCTTTAAAAATGTAATTGCAATCATCCAAAAGCAATTAGATTCAAAAACAGCTTCAAATTATGTACTTGAAGCATTAAGTAAATATGAATTAATAGCAACAAAGCCTAAAGAAATAAAAAAGTAATATGAAAAAAATAATCCTATCAGTTTTAGTGTTGGCTAGTTTGTCAACAAAAGCGCAAATGTTTAGAAATTCTAGCGATACTGCTATAATTGGAAACGATACCATCTACTATCAAAAGGGTGGCATCTTAATAAAGCCAGTTATAGTTAACTATCAAGGAGAATCTGCTTGGTCATTAAGTTGGACTGCTAACAACCTTTCAAGCAACGGAGAAGGTTGTAATACCTATGTAACATTAAGAGGTAAAAACAACAACCAGTTAGCTGATTTTAATTGCTATATACCTGCTTCTGTAGTTGCAGTTTGGGGGATTAGCAATGCTCCGATAGATGAGTATATCATTAGTCAATATCCACGATTTGTAAAACAAGACTAATGAACTGGCACGATTCTAAAATATATGTTTTAAATGCTTTTGCGCTTTCGGTATCATTATCGAATGTAGAAACTTATCTACGCATTACATTATTAGTATTATCAATAGCTTACACACTTTTTAAACTTTTAAAAGATGATAAAAATGAAAAACTTTAAGACAAGTATTGCCGGATTATTGGCAGGTGTACCTTTCATAGTTGATGCTTTATTAGAGGCATATAATCAAGGTGCTTTCACAGGCAAAAGCGGTTTACAATTAGTAGCTGCTATCGGAGTAGTATTATTAGGTCTATACTCAAAAGACCACGATGTTAAGGGGTTATAAGATATTAGTAGCAGCTTTCTTATTAGGAGGCTGCTACACTCAAAATAAGGCGGTTAAACAAGTTAATAAGGCATTGGGCAGCTATCCTGAAATAGTGGCTAAAATCGCCTTAGATTCATTCCCTTGCAATGTTGTTAAAGTTGATACAATCATCACTTACTTTGATACAACAATCGAGGTAATTTACCCTCACTTTGATACAAGTGTAATAAATACAGTAATTGTAGAAAAAAAAGTGTACGTAAAATTACCGTACAAAACAGTTTATATAACTAAGTCAATAGAATCAACTGCTAAATTAACTATCTTAAATGCAAGGTTTGATTCTTTAACAAAAGTTACTACTTCTATTCAGAAGTCTAATGAGGATTTAACCAGTAAGGTAGGCAGAAAGAATAAAGTTATTTATTGGCTGATTGCATTATTAATAGGATTCTCAATACCCTATTTAATTAAACTTATAAAAATACTAGATATATGACACCATCAAATGAATTTTATAGATTATTAAAGTTATTTGAAGGTTGTAAATTAGATGCTTATAGATGTCCGGCAAATGTCGTAACTATTGGGTATGGTAGTGTAATGGATTTAAAAGGCAATTCTATAATAATGGGCAGTAAAATAAGCCTTGCAGAAGCGGAAGCATTATTAAAAAATGAGGTTGATAAGAAAGCGAAATACCTAAATAAAGAACTAGGTAAAATAATAGTTACACAGAATCAATTTGATGCTTTATTATTATTTCAATATAATTGCGGTAGTGCAGCATTAACCAGAAGCACGTTATTTAAAAAAGTAAAAGCAAATCCTAACGATGAAAGTATTGAAGCGGAATTTATGAGATGGGATAAAGCAGGTGGTAAATCATTAAAAGGTTTAACAATACGTAGAGCAACCGAATCAAAACTATATTTCACGAAATAAAACTTATGCGCCCAAGATTCAATAAAACACAAACGGAATGGTGGCAACAGAAACAGTTATTTGACAAACAACTTTATAAGGTTTTGATTTTTAGCGACTGCCACGGATGGTTAGCCGACCTTTCAGCCTTAAGATGTATTAATCAAGTGCTACAACATAATAAATTTGATGAGGTAATTATTAATGGAGATGTAACCGATATGCCTTACATATCAAAGCATAGTCAGAAACTTTACCAGGAGGGCATACTAAAAGGATATACCGAAGTTGGAGAGATTGAATATACTAAAGAGCAGATACTCAAGCCTTTACGATTAAGTACGGATGCTAAGATTAGGGTAAGATTAGGTAACCACGATGAAAGAATAACAAATCCATATAACTTAGGAGATAAGCAGTTAGCAAGATTAGCGGTACTTTATAAGAATTATAATAGTACTAAGTATAATGAAATGCTAGATTTGAAGCAAAGCGATGGCTTTATTTATGATGAAAGCGATGTTTATAATTTATTTAATATTTTCGATATTACACACGGATTAAGTTTAAATAAAACTGCAGCAGAAAAAAATATTTTTGAATATATGGGTAGTGGTAGCACTGGTCATACACACCGATTAAATTCTAAGTATTTAACAAATAGAAAGAATCCGTATGTATGGCTTGAAAGTGGTTGCACTCGTTTAACTAAAGAGGTAGAGTTTTTCCCTACTGGGAAAACTGCAGACTGGCAGCAGGGATTCATTGAGGTTGTATTTACAAAGACGGGATTTTTTGCTCAACCTACTTTAATACTTAATGGAGAATGTTATTATAACGGAATAATTTATAAAGGATGAACGGCTCAATATTAATACCTGAAAAATTTAAATTAAATGGTAAGACCATTGAAGTAATAATTGATAATGATTATTGCAAGGATAATAAATGTATGGGGGAAGCTGACTTCACTTTAAATATAATTACTTTATGTGATGAGTATGGCGGTAAGAAAGTAAATAAAAGAAGTAAGGAACAAATCTTCTACCACGAATTAATACACCATATATTAAATGCTATGAACTTAGAAAAATTAAAGTATAATGAACTGTTTGTAGATATGTTTGCTGATAAGCTAATTGAATACGAAAGGTCAAAAAGATAGTTTGTTTTTTAGTTTTGGTTTAACCCTGTCATTTTTATGATGGGGTTTTTTTATGTCTCAAACCCAATAGAATCAATAGTTATTAAAATATTTATATATATAATATAAATTAATTT